ACAGCTCAAGCAGCTGCCACCTCAACTACAGCAGAAAGTAAAGCAGACGCAGCATTGGTTGCTGTCAAAGGAACTCTGCAAGAAGTTACTCGTCTTGCTCAAGAAGTTAAAGTTCTACAACAAAAGAACGATTTGGATGCTTCATTCCCACAAGTTAGACCTGCATAAAAAAGGGGAGCATCAGCTCCCCCGAAAACACTCAATGGTTTTCTGATTCTATTACTCAGCAGCCAACTTCTCAAAGAACGCCATATCGTCATCATCGACGCTGACGCTTTCAGCAGTGACCTTCTTAGCAGGAGCGGAACGAACAACAGGAGCAGCAGCCTCCTCATCATCAATCCGAGGAGCAGTTGCACCAGCAACGCCGCCAGCACCTAGAACCTTGTTCAACTTTGCCTTCAGTTCGTCATAGGTCTTGAAGTTCTCAGGCTTCAAGAAATCCTTGAGCGAGTGAGCAGACTTCCAGACCTTTTCAATCTGAGCATCATCACCAGCGAACAATGGAGCAGCAGCCTCGAACTCTGACTTATCGTAGTTGCGATAGCCTTCGACCTGACGAATCTTGACCTTGAAGTTCGCACCCTTCCAGAAGTCAAACGGATTCAGCGGCGTCTCATCAGCAAACTGAGGCTCAAGTTTTTCCTTGATCTTATCAAAGATCTTCTTACCAAACTTATAGAGGAAAACCTTACCTTCGTTCTGCGGTCGCTTGGCGTCAGAGATGACAAGCACATTTGCGATGTATGTCAACTTACGCTTCTGCTTACGAGCGATTTCCTTGTTTGCTTCGATGCCAGAGTTCCAAAGAACAGTGTTGTACTCGGAAACTGGATCGTTCTTGCCCATAGTGGTGAGAGAGTTCTCAATGTACCAACCACCTGGACCTTGGAAACCATGGGACCAGATTTGTACCCAAGGCAAACCATCTTCGCCGTCAACTGCTGGTGTATCGAGGAAGCGGATAACTGCGTATCCGTTGCCAGCAGCATCAACATCAGGTTGCCAAAAGCGATCATCTGCGCTCTTAGCACCGCCACCACCTGCTGAAGATTGCTCAACTGCCTTCTTCAACTTATCAAGGGACGAACCCTTCTTTAGATTTGATAAACTCATTTGTATTCTCCGTATAGCGTTGTATAAATTGTATTTTGCTTATCCACTTTCTTCATTACCATATCATTATATATTATTCTGTTGAGCAAGTAAAGTTTCTTTTGTCAAGAGTTTATACTTGTCAACATTCACCGCAAGAAAAGCACCATACTTGCGCACCTTTCTTGACACTTTGGGATAGATGATATCATCAGAAATCTTCTTGTCCCAAATTCGAATAAAGTCAAAGATGTTATTGAGAATCACCATAGTTTCTATAGTCACTTCTTTTTGCATAAGAAGATTCAGTAATGGTGGAAATTGTCCATCTTCAACTTTAAATAAATTGTTAAACTTGTTTGGGTCTGGGCAGATCTTTTGTAGATCTTCCAAGTAAACCTTGCTCATCGAATCCGTGGTTCGTTTCCAATCCCTATAAGTTTCTTCAGCCTGGTCTTCAAGCAATGACTTGGTCCAATTATCGTCACTGTGTACAAAATTAGCAACCAAAAATGGAACCATCTCATCGTCGCGATACTTGCGCGCCAGACGATGGAAAAGAAACTTGTCGCGGCGTTTTTGAAATGCATCTATTGATACTCTAGTTTTTCCATCATACTGAAAGAAGTTATAACTCTCTGAGGTGAAATGTAACTTGACGGCTTGATAGATGCAATAAAGATCGTATCCGTTCAAATCTGTCCTCTCTTAAACTTCTCAAGAAGATCGCGCATCTTTGCTTGCGTCTCGCGAATCTTTGCTTGCGTCGCTTCGTCAATCTCCACTTCATCATCTTCGTTATTCTTTTCCGCTTCGTTTACTGCTTTGACTAACTCAGATGCACTCTGAGTTCCTGTAAAGAAAGCAGGAAGCATCAGCCACCAAAGAGATGATTGTGTGATGTAAATCATCACTCCCGTAAATGACCAAACAAAAATATTCCAGATTAATAGTTGCCAAGTCATAGTGGCAGTCTGCTCCCTCGTGGCAAAAATCTCAGCTCCATTGCCTCACCTTCAATGATACCCTTTAAAGAATCATTAATCAAACTGGCAGCAACTTCAATCTCAAGATTGTTACGCTCACAGTATGAAGTGATTGCATCCATGTGATCAATCTTTTCTTGAATAGCCAGATTCATAATCATCATAGAGAAGTTATTTTTTTCTTCTCTAGAAGCCATTACTCTCTCCCACCCGTCAGTGAAGTGTTCAACTGCTGAGTCACTCGGACAAAGACAGCATTCTCATGTAGATGCGCGAGTTTCGTGACACCAACATAGGTGCAGGCTGAACGCAGCCCACCAAGAATCTCGTTCATAGTTTCGTCTACAGAACCCTTGTAAGGAATCTCTACGGTGCGACCTTCGCTGGTGCGATATGGGGCAACCCCTCCGCTATGAATATCCATAGCAGTGTCCGAACTCATCCCGTAGAAGTAGTTGGTTCCCATCGGAGAAGCACCACCTTCCTTGTGACCCGCAAGCATGCTCCCTAGCATCACGAAGTCTGCACCACCGCCGAATGCCTTGGCAACATCACCAGGATTCACACAACCACCGTCGGCAACGATATGAGCACCAAAGGTATGGGCTGCTTCGGCGCACTCAACCACAGCACTGAACTGTGGATAGCCAACGCCAGTCATCTTGCGTGTAGTGCATACAGCACCAGAACCGATACCAACCTTGACGACATCAGCACCCGCGAAAATGAGAGCCTGAGTCATCTCAGGAGTCACCACATTACCCGCATAGATTGTGATTTCTTTGAACTCATCTCGAGTCCACTTTACGAAATCAATGAAATTAGGAATGTATCCGTTGGCTACATCTATACAGACCTGAATATACTCCCTGAGTGGTTTTGGGATGGCATGATAAAACTTCCTGAACTTTTCTATATCCTTTTGGCCTATACCCATAGTGTAAATACAATGGGTTAGGCGATTCAGTGAATAGCCGAAAACCTGGGCTGGGTCAATTTCAACAAAGAAATCAATAAGTTCTTCTACTGGAATATGCTTGGACAGCGCGGTCATACAGTTATGACGCATCATGGCTTTTGCCATCTCGATAGTACCAACGCCGTCCATGTTTGCAGCGATGATAGGAATCTTGCGGTAAGCGTTGAAGGTTTTTGAGTTCTTGAAGCGAGACCCCGCTGGAGGAAATAATTCTACCTGTTCCCTGCTGTTTGCTCCTCTGCTATTATAACGAGGAACAAGCATCACATCCTTGTAGTCAAGTTTTACATCATCAAGAATTCGCATTTCTTCACCTTTGTTCGTATCAACGATAGAAAATGTGATTACCAATCTGAGCAATCACCCGACTTTCATCAGCCCATGTCGGGTTAACATAAGTTGCATGAAAGTATTTGGCATCGGTACCTATTATACCGTATCTCTTTTTGGAAATCAATATGCTTTCAGCAATTCTTCGCGACTCACGCCAAGCACTGCTATTACGAATTGAACGCTTGCCTTCACAGACCCAAGAAAACTGGCAGATGTTCTTATGCTTTTGGTGAACAACGGCACAGACGGTTTTGGGGAATTGCTTGCTTTTGACTCGGTTCATTGTTACCTCAGCAACAGCAATCTTGCCAGCGCGAGGCTCACCACCTGCTTCGAAGTAAATGTTGCGCGCAAGGCACTCAACTTCACGCATAACCTTTTGTTTTCTTTCGTATGATAACTCAAGAAACTCCATGCGGTGGTTCATGTCGAGTATTTGAGCAGCAAGAATAACATTAGCATTTTGCTGAGTTTCCAACTGCATCATGGCTCTAGAGTGTATGTTATACGGCACAAACAACCCAAAAAAGAGAGCAGCGAATAAGCCACCCCAGAGCATAAAGAAGTTATGGTTGCGATCAAAATAATTTTCTACATTACGAAGTATATCTACTGCATTCATGTTTAGGTCTCCATTATTGCAGTGGAAAGAAAAGGGTGGTGGTTCGCACCACCACCCCAGACCTTTCTGTTACCGAGCGGTCAACTCTTAGCCATTACTTGCCGTTTGAAATAAAATCATTCAAACGTGTGGCTTTATCCAAAACATCATCCTCAGTAAAATACTTCGGATAATTTGGTTGAGATGGAAGTTGTGTTTTGTTTCCCATTGCTGCGGAGCACAATACTTCCCATTCATTTTTAATGGCTGAGTGTCGAGTATTAAACTCTTCGCTCAGCATATCTTTTGCGAGTTTTACCAACTCTAGTCTAATTTCATAAGGTGTCATAGTCATTTTCATCTCCTTTGTGTGTTGTGTGTGTTATGACAAATGGTGCGTTTATTCTGTTTCCAAGAAAACCCACCGAAAACTCAGGTAATCTATGACTGCAATTAAGCAGCTAGAGCCATTTCGTAGTAATCGTCATTTGCGTTTACTAGTTTTGCGCTGATTAAGTCAGTCGCCTCACTGGTTGCTGTCGGTTTATTGCTTGCCCTGTCAAGCCTACGCACCCCCATCAGAAACATACTGCTGAATTACGATGCAGTGGCAGTTAATTACTCCGCCCTCCAGTATGTTTTTGGTGGAGGTGGGGAAGAGTCGCACTTCCCGTCCAGAACACCTTTAGTCGTCAGTTTACAACCATTAATCCACTAGAAACTGTGGCTTTGCTTGCTCATTCAATTGCTTCTTCTGTTCTTCAAGATGAGCCTTATACTGCTCATTTGTTAACTTGTGCAATCCAGTGCAAACGCCAGTCGGGCTTCGACCGCATCCACAACCATACTTCTTTGTTTCTGTTACTTCGTTCATGGTGTTATTTAGCGTTTTTCGATCATTCAACGATCTCGCCAATCCTCCTATATCCCTTTCGAGTTGGGTGCACACCATCTTTTGAAAGACTTGGGATTCGAACAATCCAATCACCATACATCTCTGCAATACTTTCTACATGCTCTTGGATTCTTACAATAGGGATTTCGCTAGCCTTTGAGTTCCCAGCAGGAAGAATCCAATATACCGTTTCTGCTTGTACTCTCTCACGCAGTTTAAACAGTTCTTTCTCAGTCTTGATATACTTGTGATCATTGCTACCAAGACTGATTACAACAACCTTACCATTAAAGGGTTGCGGGTATTTCTTATTAAATTGTGTGGTATTGATCCCGCTAGTAGCATAGGCAACACACTCTGGTCTTGCCATATGCGTTCCAACTGCAATACTATCACCAAGAATTAAACAATCAATCATGTGTAAACTACCTTATCAAGCCTTTTGCCAATAGGAATCAATATACTTCTGCAACTCTTGGCGATGGTGGATTAGTTCGTCGCCCTTCACAATCATAGTCTGGCAAAAGTTAGCAGAGTCTACGCCAATTAGAATGACAATCTGGTCAATGTTGAGACCAGTCATCTCATTAAACATCGTGGCATAGGCTGCACCCTGCATGAAGTATCCGCCAATGTTCTCCTTTTTCTTGAGACGATTGGAAGTCTTGAAGTCGATGACTGACAGCACACCCTTGTACTCAGCGATACAGTCTACGGTGCCAGCAAGTTTAAGTTCGTGGGAGAACAGACGGTCTTCGAGGCAATGAATGTTATTGACTTTTTCGTTCAACTCTTGCTTCATGCGTACAAAGAGTGACTTAACATTCGGCATCATTTCGACAGAAGAAACATCCTCATTGTTCAGATGCATTTCGAGCACTTTGTGAACACTAGTCCCACGAGTCGTAGCCTTGCGAGAGATCTCGTTGGCTTTCTCATCACCGACTCTCTTACGCCACTCTAGAATTCCTTCCTTGCCATGATCGGCAATCACCGTAGTCACAGACGGATACTTCTCTCCGTTGGGTGCGACATAGAGTCGTTTCCCGTCAGTATTCTCTTGCAAGAGTTGCGGGAAGTCATGACGAATATGATTAAACATAACAAGAATTCTCAATCAAACCAGACATAGTCATTATACCGTATTACGAAGCAAAAGTCAAGTGTTTTCTTGATCATATTTGTCAACAGCAATCAGGAAGTCCTTTACAAGACTTGAACGCACGATATCGTCAGTTGTAAACTCTACGCTGGTGAACGATGGCATAGTCTTGGCAATTTGATGGAACTTCCAAAGCCCAGACTTGTCGCCTTGCTTGCGATACAAATCAGTCTGTCTATAATCACCACAGAAGATAATCTTAGAACGATAGCCCACACGAGTCATGATAGTCGACAATTCTTCCCAGTTCATGTTCTGGCATTCGTCAACAATAATAATCGAATCGTCAAAACTCATACCACGAATGAAAGAAGTCGAGATGAATTCAATCTTCCCTGCGTCCTTTAGACCTTCGTAGGCATCACGGCGATTGAACAGCGTATGATAGATCTGCATGTACGGCTGTTCATACAGACTCATCTTTTCTTCTAGACTGCCTGGAGTAAAGCCAACATCCCGAGACTGAACAGCAGAGCGTACGATAACAACACGCTTGAAAGAAGAATTTTTGTCGTAAACCTCTTGCATTGCTTTATAGCACGCAATGAAAGACTTACCAGTGCCTGCAGAACCAGTAAGCATGATAAAATAATCACCGCGTCCATAAGCATCAAAGAACTTCCTCTGGTTATCTGTTAAAGGTTCAAATGTCTGAAGTTCCGATGGTTTTATTTTATTCGGAGTACTAACTCGAACATGTTGTTCACTTTCAAATCCAATCGTGGTGTTCGATACATTTTTTTTCTTAGACATGTAATATCCTTATTGTTGAAATAGTTTATGTTTCTTCAATACCTTATCAGTCTTTACTCGTTTTGTATCTTTACGAAGAACCTTTTCAGCAAGTGGACTTCTTGGATTCTGTTCAGCAATTTTATGCATGACTTCTTTCCAGGTGTTGTCAGTTTTCTTTCCTGATAGATCACCTGTTCCAGAGTAACTGAACAATGGAGCACTTTCGATATATCGCTCTAGATGTGGGTTCTTCAATTTAAACTCGTCATAAGCAGCAATCGACATTACATGCTCTTCAAGTTTTTTTGTTTTCTTGTTGATAAACTCATATGTTGGCATAATCAATACTTCCTAAAATAACCATGGTTCGCCATGTAGGCAACAAACTTCACTTTCGGGTATTCTTTCTTTAGTGACAAGAATACTTCTAGATTTCTTGCATCGTCATCAAACAGTGACACAGATTTAAATTTACCAGTTTCAAGATACTGTTTAATGTAGATCTTCTTCGCTTCGGCGGCAGGTAAACCCAAATTCCCTGCTCTATGAACATGAATGTTTCTCATGTTCAATCCATATCTTTCAAATGTATTTAGGAAGGTGTGAGGATCGTCGAAGTCAGATCTAGCCGTCAACACAATCACCTTGCTGTTTGGTAGATTTGCGTAGGCTTTAAGAGTCTTGGCTGCTTTGTCGATTGCTCGTTGAATAGGAACAGAAGTCCGATTGAATAGTTTTGCGTCTTTAAACTCAGAAAAGTTATAAGACTCACCCTTCTTTAATTGGTATGTATTGTATTGTTTATTCGACAAAGACTTTACACGCTTGCCATCTTTCATGACATGCACTTGGGCTTTGGTTTGGAATAGAGTTTCATCTATATCCCAAACAGAAAGGTTGCCCAGATTTTCCGATTTAAACGAGGAGAACTTCTGCATTCATCTATTTATACCACTCGGGCTGACCGCGCACCTTCCAGTTAGCCATTCGACGCTTGTGATTCATGTAGTAATTACGATAGGCTTGGACGCTATCGCCGACCACCTTGGAGTCATCTGGCATCGCCTGTGGAGGCTCCTGCCAGTCAACTATGGGTATGCTATAGGGCGCGTCCAATAGAGGCTGCAATAGGTCCTCACACTTGTGCTTCTTACCGTCGTAGCGGTGCTTGTACTCATAGATAAGATAGTACATCAGATCGTACAGCCAGCGGTAATGTTCTATGTTGGAACGAACCCACACCGCGCTGGGATGATTGATATGCCCAGCCGTGTACAATACTTGCTCGCGCCAGTCTGGAAGTTGCCAGCGTTTCAGTTTACGATAACGCGCAGGCAATGAACCGTTAACATACCTTTGTTCAATGTACTCAATTCCATCTAGAAGGCGATGTGCAGTGCACAGCAACTGTGCTGACTCAAGTATCATCTTAACGACATGTTTATCACAATGATACTGAGCCGCTAACTTCACATCGCGATCTAGATAGAA